TTATTTAAATTTTGACCAGTCAGTATTCAAAATATCAACATTCGTTGGAATGTTAACTTTTTCATCTGAATTCAACTGCTTGAATTGCGTCCGCTTTTGACGCTCTTGACGAACTTCCTGAACAGAACGATAATTTTTCTTCTGCCAGGCCACCAGAATGGTCTCAATGTAACGCAGGTTTAAGGCAGCATTCAAAACCGCTTCCTGCACCGCTGCTTTGATAAATTCGGGCTTGAAATGATCCACGTCAAACCAGTTTTTAACAGTTTCCATCTCCATTTGACTTAACGGACGACCAAACTCTTGCTCGATTAAGTTATAAATCGCTGCACGACTCAAATCGTCCTGATGCGTTACCGGTTGACCTTGCGTGGCAACACGCTGCGCCGCAGTCATCGTATCACTACCTGGTTCAGAAACCAACTTGTCATATAGTGGTTGGAAATCCAACTGTGTGCTAACGCGACCAGCACCATCACGCATACTAACAAAATTAACCAATCCCTTGGCGCGCATTGCCTCAAGGTGTCCAAACACCGTCTGCGCATCCCAGCCAAGTGTCTCCCCAATTTTTTGCGTGCTAGGTTCTAGTTCGCCACGATCAATACCTGCCTTCGTTTGCACGTAAACAAGCAATTCTTCGTTCGTCATGCCAAGGTCACGGTAATGTTGTAGTAAATAGTTACTGATGCTCGTTGTACCAGCTTGCATAAACGCTGCAAAATTTAATTTATCTGTCATACGTTCCCCTAACTAAAATTTGAAAGCATGTACCCCATACTTTTCGATTTTTCTATTATACCCCCATATTTCCGTCAACGCGATGGTCATATTCAGAGTACGCTAAACGTCATAGGAGGATTTGCAACATGGATAATAATGATAATCGCCCATTGTGGCTACGTCCCTGGTTCTGGCTGGTAGCACTATTCTTTATCGGTCGTCGAAAAAAGAAAAACAAACAACCAAAATAACTTACCACGATAAAAAACCGCTGAAAACAGTTATAACGACTGTTTTCAGCGGTTTATTAGTGTTTGTATTTAGCTTATGGCCACAAACGGTTCATCGTACGTGGGAATGTGTAAATGCTTATACACCAGTAGTTTGAGAGTTCACTGGCGCAAATATGGCGCAAATATTAAGCCTCGTATTTAGTGGCGCAAACTAATCTGAATCCAATTTTAGTTTGCAGGGTATGGCCCGACATTTCTCACCTAATTATTGTACAATAAAAAGCCCGCCAGACGAGGAAGTTAATCCAAGTACAGCGGGCTTTTTTCAAGTAAATCAACTAAAGTTATTATTGAAAATAAGTGGAAAAGAACTTAATCATTTTTTTCTTGCTACTAAAGCCTAATGCTTGCGCTTGATTTTCACCGTTTTTTCTTACAGGCTTTATGGCGTTTTGAATATCTTTATAGATGTCTCCAAAGCCATAATTTTGATCTATATTATGAGCCAAATAAACTATCGGAATAATAATGCTGGCTAATTTATTAGTTATCTCAGTTTTACCATTTTTTCGTTCGTGAACATGTAAATATTCTCTCCATTCGACTTTAGATTTTGGCAAAGTTTTAAATTCAATATCAATTAAATTAGAACTGTGTGCACAAACGTTTCTAACTAAAACCATTGCCCCAATCCATGAATTTAATTCAGAACTACCACAATTAAAATTTTTAGCAATTTTATTTTTACTTTCCAACGGTAAAAGTTGGTAAATATGATGTAATTGTCCAAATGACAATAAATCAAATGCTAGCCAAACGGTAGGATACTTCTTATGTTGAGAACCATTTTCTACTTTATTATATTTATTATCTTTTAAAGTGAAATTTTTTTCGTCAAAATATTCTGGATTTGAATATTCACTCATATTTTTAATCATTTTCAAAATTGTATTTTTTATCAAAGATTGTTCTCCAATAATATACTCAGAGGTATAACGTCCTTGATCAGCCCAAACTAAAAAGTCCAAATATCCAAATGGGCCAGAGTCATTACCTATTAGCTCGGCAAGACTGTTTTTAAAGGCTAGTTCAATCATTTCAATAATATGTAATAAATGTATTCTTAGGTTTTTATCAAAAAAATATCGTTTTAACACACTGCTGAATAGTAGTCCATCATATAGGCCATCCCTTACAAATGGCTTTGCGTATTCTTTTAACTTATAGTATCCGATATTTTTAATGTAGATACTTGCATTTTCAGAATCGATTGTCATCTTTCGATCACTAAAAACATTTACAAGTTTTTGATCTTCATCTTGTATATTCATTTTTAATTCCAACTTTACTATAAAAAAAGCCCGAACATAATTGCCCGGGGACTTGATATGCCTTTATTATATGCGGCACCATATTGAATGTCAATTTCAATACAGAAAAGCCCGCCAGACAAGGAAGTTCATCCAAATCCAGCGGGCTTAATTTATATATGGGCCAACTTGCGTATCTGTTTCAGTGTCGCAAGTTGGTCCAATTTAAAACTAATTAGCGAATAGAGCCTTCAACCAGACCGACTCGCCATTCATCTCTACTTCAATTGATGATCCAACACGTTGCAATACCTTGTATCGTCCATTCAAAGTGAAGTATTCGGGAACGCCGTTGTTACCAAGGCCTTTTTGGTCCGTCAATGGGTTACCAAATCGGTCCGTCAATGTGATTGCTGACGCCGGCATATCGTTGTGGTAGTCGGCAACTGGGATAGCCATATCTTCATTGCGTGCATACACACCACCGAATTCATACTGCCAGCTATCCAAGACGAACACGCCATTGAATTCGGCTGTGTTAGCTTGTGTATTGGTATCCAAGATTTCGACGTTCTTCTTTGATACCCAAGAATAGATGTCATCAAGCAACACGCGGGCACCATCAACTTCTAGTACCTTGTGTGGCACTCCCTTAATGAAGTCTGGGATAGTTTCACCAGTCGCATAGTGTGTAGCGCTGAAGTTAACCTTTACAGTCATTCCTGCTGCAATATCTGACTTCGGAGTGTTGTCGGCTTCCTTACCGGCAACCACAGCTGGCGTGTCCGTGTTTGGCTTGCTAGGATTACCGTTCTTGTATCCATTATCCGTGATACCAGTCAGGTCAACATTACCATCCAATCCACCAGCAATGTATGATGCCGTGAATTGGAACAATTGTACATTATTAAATGAAGGAAAGTAATTGTAGTTTGGCGTTGGCGTAACGTTGTAATCAGGATACTCTGCCAACCACAATGCGTACGAATTAGCGATACGTTGCAAATCCGTCGATGCTTGCAAGTAGTTCTTGTACCCATAAACCATAGGCGTGTAACCAGCGTCCTTGATACGTTGCAAGGCGTGCATGATTACGTCAGTGTTCTGTCCGCCGCTCTCAACGTCAAGTGCAACGATTGAACCCTTTGGCGTCTGTACCTTCGGCAGGAAGTAGTCCATTACCTTATCAGCAGTTGCATAATCTGTAATATCTTGCCACCACATATACGTGTGAGCGCGCTTGCCCTGAGCAATTGCGTATTGGACTTGCGTGGCATAAGTAGATTGATCATAGATATACCCGTGATAACCACCAATTTGCGCAATTGCGAATTTGTCATGACCATATCCAAACTTACCTTGTGAACCTTGGTAGATTGACCAATCAACACCCTGGTCGCCTTTGGCAGCATGTACTGATGGTACTGATCCCATAATTAAAAGCGCTCCAGTCGTAACCAAAGCGCATTTTAGCAATTTATTCATATTAAGCCTCCGTTGTTGATTCTGAAGGTGCTGTCGTTACCTGAGATTCTGCTGAGCTTACTGGTGCCACTGAACTTACTGGTGCTTCTGCTGAGCTTGCTGAAGCCTCTACTGATGAACTTGCTACCGTAGCTCCTGAGCTTGTAGCTGAATCGGCTGCTGAACTTACTACTGCTGCTGCTGAGCTTACTGGAGCTTCTACTGCTGAACTTGTAGGTAGATCTTCAGGAATGCTAATGACTGGGTCTGGAACATAGATTTCTGCCCCAGCCACCATGTTCTTAATCTTAGCCAAGCCAAGACGTTCCCAGTCCTTCGTGTTGTCAGACAACTTGATTCCATCGGATTGTCCTAGCGTCATCTGACCTCCCAAGTATTGGCTGAAGTCTTCTGATTTACGGATTGAATAAGGCAAGATTACCTGTGATAGTTGAACACCCGTACTGCCGTTATCTACTTGAATTTGTGGTGCGTTAAAACTTACTGTTACTGTCATTTTTTTCATTTCCTTTCATGGTGCCGTTAAATATTGGCAGATACCCACGTTTTACCGTCAGTTGTCTTTTGAAATCCGCTCGGAGTAACTCTTAATCCGTAATTTCCAGCCAATATGGTAGTTGTTGCAAGTGTTGTGTTGCCTACAAGCGCCTTATCACCTGCAATCGTTTCAGTTCCAGTCTTGTGTACAACGTTGGCATCATTAGCAAGTTCAACCCAATTGCTCCATGTTCCTGCTGACACTGTTCTTATCCAATAACGATTTGCTGTCCAATCTCGAATTTCAAGAATACCTGAGCGGTCAGTGTCCCCAGGTGTATATTCAAACTGAAGATAAGCAGAGGCTCCTGCAGGCTCATTACTCCAATGTACACCAGTCTTATACCACTTACCTGACCAATTTTTACCGATTACCAAGTTAAAATCTGTGATACCTGACGCAACACGGGTGTCCTTTACGTATGTGCTATCAACGTCCTCAGGTGCTGGTGTCCAATCAGTAGGAACGTTACCAATTTCTAACTTAGGATTTGAAACAGAAATGTTTGTGGCGGTTATTCCCTGTATATATAGCCCGCCTCCCCAGTAGTTTGGTGTATATTGACTTTTCAACGTCACTCCGCGCATATCAAAAGTTGCTGAAACCCTTCCGTGAAAACTTTCTCCAACCTTGGCATTGTGCCAAACCCCAAGGAAGCGTGTTGCATTCGTGCCATCAGGTCTAACCTGCGCAGCTGTTATTTCTAGCCCAGCTCTATTACTTCCAGTTACGACTGTTACGTTGTCATAATCAATTTGAACAGAAAGCGTAAAGATATTATTAGAAAACGCACTAATAGGAATGGATGTATTAACCCAACTTGTAACACTTGGAGTTGTGCCAGATAAAGTACGCTTAGAGTTCAAAATATAATTGCGGCTACCTACGTTAATCTGAGATAGGTCCATATCACCCTTAGGACCCTGTGGGCCAGTATCACCCTTGTCTCCCTTGGCAATTGTCTTTGTGTATGCAGTAATCTTTTCATCAACTGAGCGCAGCACTGTGTCAAAGGTTATTTGCGGGACTAACTTACCTTGTGTGGAATGAAGGTTCTTACCCACCGTGAAGTCGATTGTGCCCTCTGATGGGTATACCTCAACATCGCCATTCTTATTGGCAACGGATACTTCCATGTGGTACGTGTCAGGCGTCAATTGCTTTAGTAATTCATTGGAGAAGTCCAACGACACCACATTACCATCAACCACAGCTGGTACATCGAATAGATAGCCAGAATCATTGGCAATCACGAACGACACAGCCTTACCAGTGACATCTTGTGCCTGACCACTGTTCCAAAGCCGGAAATCAAAGATTGTTGACGTATCGGCCACCTTGTTTAGGGTATCGCCCAGAATCTTTACTGTTTTCATTTAAGCGTTCCTTTCTTCATCTCTTTGACGGCCCATTCGATCGCGTCATCAATCTGCTTAGCAGTGAACAGATGAGCCTTGTCAGCCTTCATAAGATAATCTGTAATCATCTTGATGGCTTGAGCCTTTTGCGTTTGGCCACCGTCAAAGGTCACCTCAGACCACTTAACCACTTCTTCTGCAATACCAAGCAAGGCTGTGAGCCTCTTATTGCGGGCAAATCGTGCTGATAGCCACCCAATGAGCAAAATTAGAAGCGTTGGTAAGATTCCACTCTCCCACAACGCTTCTACAAGGGTTATTAAGTTATTCATTGTCATCGTGATGTTCCCTCCAATCTTCGATTATGGATATACGCTTCTCGTGGTCATCAATGCGTGAATCATAGCCTTTCAAAGTGTCCTTCAAACCGGCAATTGTCTCATTCAGACTGTCGATTGATTTAACAAAAGTCATCTTGATTACGAACCACATTGCGGCACTTAGGGTTGCTAAAACCGTAAGCCACCCTACTAAATCGTGTGGAAAAAAATTCATAACTTTACCTCGCTAGTTACTAGGCAATGGGTCAGAAGTGATAAACACAAAGTTTCCTTCACTAGCTTTGTCTGCTACAAACTTGTTATCAGTCGTGAAGTACGCGTTAACGCCACTACCAACTATTGCATTAACCGGATAGCCACTAGTCGACTTGTAGCCATCGTTAACACCTAATGGAAATGTTCCTGCAAACTTGACAACGTATCGCCCTGTAACAAGGCTACCAACTCTTGTGTATGTGATTTGCAAATCGTTAGTTGTCCCGACAGTTCTGGTATAAATTTTTTGCATAGCGTCTAGGGTTCCAGAAACAGCTACTTTACCTGTGAACGTCTTATCACCCGCAAGAACTTCATTTCCAGAGTTATGCACAACACCATCATCGTCCGCCAAATTGTGCCAAGTCTTTCCGTCCCTTGATTGTTGGATAGAAGTTCCGTCTGACTTAAAGTTAGGCGTGCTGATTGTCTTTGCCGTAACCCCACCATTAGAAGTTACATTGCTTGCTGTAATACCCTTGTCGAACGTAGCTGTATCAGTGAAGTGATTTGCAACGTTCAGCAAAGCTACTTGATTGGAGTTGACTTGCCCTGCCAGATTCCCAACTGATGTCTTCAAAGTTTCGTAAGCAAGTTGTTGCGCCTTGATACTGTCATTCAAACCACCGATAAGTGAGTTAGCTTCATCAATAGCTTGTTGTACTGAATCGATATAGTCCTTTGAAGCGTTGGCCGTGAACAGAATGTTGTTAGCCAGTACCGTGAATGTTACTGGGATCGAGCTGATAACCGTACCAGCGCCATCTTGAACACTGATGTAGGCCTCTTCGATGTCACCAGCAGATTGATACATCTCTCCTGGGATTAGCATTGAAAACAAACCACCAGTGGCTGAAATCATGTCATTTACCCCAGAAATTTGCTTAACCTTACCTGCTGAGTCCTTTGCCGTAAGAACAACGTTTTGACCGTCAAGGTTATGTGGCAAGTTGCCGTCCTTGATAGCAAAGTAAACGATCCGTCCGTTGTCACCCTGACGTCCTGAGAGCGAGTCAATCAACGTCACGTCTGTCGTGTCCAACAATGTGTTAATAACGGCATAGCGACCTTGAGATTGTGCTTGTGTAGCCATATTTTCTTAATTCCTTTCGATTAAACCGTTGAGAATCATAATCTCAACCATGTTTTGCAATGTATTTTCCATAGCAACCAAGTGGCTGTTGAAATCATCATAAGATTCCCCCAAACCGCTTAGATCGCTGCCCCAGTATTCATGTCCTTTGGCCTGTATGCCCTCCATATCGACAAAATGGTAAACATTAAAGATGTCCACCAATCGATTGAGGTTGTTTTTGAGCAAAATTAAAGCACTCCCAATATTTGAGAATGCTTGCTCGTTGTATTCCGTAATGTTCAGCGTTTCCATTGGTGCCGGCACATCTGTAATCATGCCAACGTCATAGAACGCCTGGTAAATCTGTTGTGCTGCATCATCAGCCCCAGAAATACGCTTTGGTAAATCTAAAATCATTCACTCACCACCTTTGTTGTCAGTACACCTTTATCGTCAACCTGCAACTGATACTTGGTACCATTCGGGCTGGTCAATACCAATGTGTTCAAGTCGGGCTTGCCTGCGATAGCTTGCCAATGTGTATATGCATAAGCCTTATTTCCATCGGGGTCAGCATATTGCACGATTGGTGTGCTCTTAGGTGGCTCCGGTGTTGGCTCAGGGTCTGGTGTCACACGGTCTGACTTAGCATAGTCTTGCCATGCTTTGGCATCACCATAGAACTTGTCCAAATCCAGATTACCATCGTAGCCACTTAGGCGCCCAGTTGAAGCGTATTGGAACATTGCTGGCCCACTCCATGAACCATAACCATTAGCGTCTGTCCATGGGTCATCTTGGTACCCAGTGGGGTTTGAATCTGCGTATTGGGCGACCCAGAGACCATAATTGGCACTCACTGTTGACCAGCCGTAACTGTTTGTGACTGTCTTGCTCATGTAAATCAATGGCCTGATGCCGGTCTGCTGATACACGTAATCCAAAAAGGCCTTAGCGTAACCAACACCTTGCGTTACAACAGCACCTTCCCAGTCCAACACCAAGATGGCCTCACCAAGATACCCTTGAACGTTGCTAAGGAAGAACTTGGCCTCTTCCACAGCACCAGCACCTGTTGCAAAGTGGTACACACCTAACAACCGGCCTGCTGACTTAGCACCTTGGTACTGCGTATCAGCTTCAGGTGACACATAGGTGGTTCCCTCGGTGGCTTTAATGATGACGAAATCAGCTGGGACAGCACTTAGGTTAATACCAGCCTGCCAATTGCTTATGTCGATTCCATTTAATGTCATTAGCTGACCACCTTTCCGATAACCCACATGTTACCTGTTGTTCCTGTATTCCTTTTTGCTGTGTTGACTGCGGACTGTTGTACCTTTTGGGCGTCAAGGAAATTCTTGCGGGTGTTGTTCAACGTAATCTGAACTGCTGACGTCGCAAACGGTGCTCTTACAATGCTAACCACTTCAACCGAAGTCTGGAACCCGTTTTCAAGCATCTGTACTGTCCAATTTTCACCCAAAACAACGTCTTCATTACCAGCTGATGTAACTGTCATAGCCACCGATGGCTCCAATACAAATGACTGGGAAGCCAAGTTCTTCATGGCGTCTGGTGAAGTAATCTTGTCACTTTCAACCCTTGCACCCTCTTTAATTCCCCACTTAACAACTGAATCTGCGTTCTGTACCTTGAAGGGTGTAAACGCTGGTTTCTCTGCAGTTGATACAGCTTGCACGGTATTCACAATGCTGGTTGCGTCATACTGTAGCTGGACTGCGGAGGTATCATTGCGGTATCGAAATACCTTATGAGTGTTCTTAACATATGAATCTTTGTCGTACAAGTGAATGACCTTGTTATCAGGTACGATGGCATATATTCCAAATGCACCCTTGATCGTTGACAACCCTTCGATGATTGAAGTATTCCCGAAATCTGTTAGCGTCTTGTTGCTGTTGAATTTACCATGAATCTGATAAGAATAACCATCACCGATACCTGTGAACAGAAACTTCAAGGCGTCTGTCAGACTGAATGAATTATCACCCTGTCTAACGTTGTACTGGAAACGATTGTTGAGCTGGTAAAAGATGTGCGTTGCTGTAACTGTTACGTTGTGAACGCCACCAGTGTTGTCATCAGTCACCTGCTTAATTACGTAGGTTTGACCGTCATACTTAACCAAGTTCTCTACTTGCAGCAACGCAAATCCCAGTGAACCATCGTCATACGCTTGGAAATCAACTTGGTAAGCTTCATTCTTCGTACGGGTGAGCTGAAACGTGCTGAAATTCAATGAGGATAACGCTTGTGTGGACTTGCCGTCCCTCGATTGGATAACAACCTTATCTTTGCTGTACGCCATTTAGAAGTACAAGAATGGGAAGCTGAAGGTAACATTGGCACTGCTTAGTCCACTTAAACGAATGTCATTATCTCCACGTTCCAACTCGATGTGCCCAAAGTCCGTGTCTACGTCAGTTGACCCATTCAGTGTTGGTATTACACCATTCAATGCGAACGTGTCACTGTTAGCCATCGCCTGATTCAACTTGATACTGGTGCCATTTGTCTGATTTGTCAAAGTAAATGAACCAGAACCCTTCACTGTAATCACTAAATCATGGTGGTTAACGTATGGGTCAATGGCCACATCTGAAGGGTTGTAAATGTTGAACTTGTTACTGGTACCAACATAGCTCAACGGCCTGGCTGGTAGATTCATACCGAACCCCAAACTGTCTAAGTCATCAGGTAACTTATCTGACCTGACCAAACTCTGTGCCATGCCACTTGGATTGGTGAACACAAGGTCTACCGTCCCTTGTGATGAAGCTTGAATCGGTGTGATGTCAGTTGGGTTAGCCATTACCCAAAACGCCTTATATGGCTCCTGTGAGCTTCTGAGACGTATTAGGCCACGTTGGTAAAAGACACGGTTTAACTCTGCCTTAAGCAACCGGAAATCAGCCATGTTGCGCCCCTTAATAAACAATGACACGGTGACTTGGTTGGATCCATAGGTGGCATTCTGCAACCGTTGTCCATCTGAGCCGGCTATGGTTAGCCAGTCACCTGATAACTGAGGTGCTGATGACTTCATGTCCAGAAACTTCACAGATGGAAGCCTGGCCGTCAAGTCATATTCTTTGCCACCATAGGGCTGTACGAATAGTTTCATAACGGGAATATCCTTTCGTTCGTTATATTGATTGATAATTGTGCGTCGTTTGAGCCATGCCCATTTGGTTCATCAGGTTGGGTAAGTTGATACCACCTTGTGATTGTAGTGCCTTGAGCTGGTCCTGATTAACGCCAAGCATGAGTGACAATAACGTAATTACGTTGTCGAACTTTTTCTCCAACTGCGCTGTATCAGATTGAACCACAACTTGCTGTCCTTGTGCGCCATTGATACGTTGGTTAGCTTCTGCAAGTAATTGATTGGCTCGTGGCTTACGTGATGGATTCATTGGGATAACCACTTCTGGGAACCCTTCTTCACCCATCTCGGCAAACGTACGTGAGTTAATCCAACCGCCATCTGCAAAACGCTTAGCACCCCAAGGTCCCCAACCACGCTTAACACCAGTTGGCGCCAAAGCTGAACGCCAATCCACCATGTTAAACACAGCAAGAAACTGGTCTAAGGCTGACAGAATGTTGTTGTGGCCTGGGTACTTCCAAGCGTTAAACGTCCCAACCTTGTATTGGAACAGTCCTCGTGGCTTACCAGTGCCATCATGGTCATCGTAACCTGTGTTGATACTTGGGTTAACATTTGACTCGAACATGGCCTGTGACCACAACTGCGCTAAGTCTGCACCCGATAGGTGTTCTCCAATCATGCTGGCCGCTTTACGGGCTGTCTTATTGAAGGATTCCTTTGACATAGCACCTTCACCAGCTTGCGCAACCACGTCTTCATCTTCGTGCTTCTTCTTCAAAGACTTGAACATGCTGACGATTGGATCTGCAATACCTTGAACCAATCCGTTGGCCATAGCTGGTGCGATGTTAGTGACCAAAGGGCTTCCTGTGATACCTGAGACCGCCTTGTTCATAACGTTACCCAACGCCTTGATCGGGTGTGCGATGAACTCCGTTAACTTGTCCCACTTATCTGAAATCCAACCGATTGCTGTATCAAGCCAGTTATCAGTACCATTGGCAAACTTAGGAAGTGCATGGGCTGGGATAACTGTTTCACCACCTGAGAAGTTAACCATTCTGTTGCGACCTTCAAGGACTGTAGCACGTCCAGAGTTATCGATGATTGCTTCTTGGTAGTGCTCTCCTGGGGCGTCATTAACGATTGCCAACCCCTTAGGCGCACCCTTGGTACCATTGGCAAACTTAGGTATCTTACCAATGGCCTCCTTCTTACCACCAAACGTATGGATAACTGTGTTGATACCACCGATACCATTGTTGATGACACTGATAACGTTATTGATACCATCACGAGCAAAGTCCTTCAAGCCGTTCCACATGTCAGACCAGAATCCTGATACCCTGTCCTTAATACGTCCAAATAAATTCCAGACTGAACTACCGAAGTTCTCGATACCGTGCTTAATAGAACCAGCCTTCTTACCAAAGATTGACTCTACATAGTCCCACAGTGCATTCCAGATACCCCGAACGTCTTTACCAAGATTTCCCCAGTTTCCTGTGAAGAAATCAGTAAACAGTCTCAAAACCTTCTTATAGACATTGACGTACTTATCAAATACGTTCCCAACGTAACTCCATGTTGAGTTCCATGCTTTACCAATGCCATCAGTAAATGAATGCCAGCCTTTACTGAAGCTCTTACTGAATGAGTTGTAACCCTTTGTTACTGATGACCACGCATTACCAAACCACTTCGTAATTCCTTCAAAGAATTGCTTAGCAGACTTCACCAATCCGTCTACGAATTGTCGGAACTTCTTATTGTGCTTGTACAGCTCAACCAATGCCACAACAACGGCTGTGATTGCTGTTATCAACAAGATAAGTGGATTAGCCTTCAGGAAGTTAAATGCCAACTTAAGTCCTTGGCCAGTAGCCTTAGCTGTCTTCACAAGCCCAGCCATAGCTAAGTTAGCCCCTTTGGTAGCAATTGAGGCTGTAAACTTCAATGATTTACCAATCAACTTGCCAGTTGCAATTGAGGCCGTCTTAATAGCACCAATACTCTTTGTAAAAGCAGTACGTCCAAGTGAGGCAGTCCATTTAAAAGCGTCCTTACCTTTCTTGGCTGCATTAGTGACCGTTGGCATCAAGTCCTTAATCGAACCATGCAGATTACTTATCCCATTTATGGCTTTACCCGTAAAGTTCAAAGCCAACATGGTGGTTAGCACGCCCAAGATCAACTTACCGTGGTCTGCAACAAAGTTAACCACTGGCGTGATTGCCTTAACGATTGCTGGCATGTTCTTAACCATCGTGTCGATAAAGTTCTTCACTGCCTTCTGAAGTGGCTCTAGTGCCTTTTTGAAATTCTTGGTCTCAGTGGCTGACATTGTTACTGAACTAACTGACGCTTCTGCTGAGCGCTTCATCAACTCAAACGGGTTAGACTCCTTTAGCTGGTCAGATGCCTTCTTAGCAGTGCCCGAAACATCAGAGAAGGCCTTATTTTGCTTACCAAGCGACCCAAGTACCTTAAGTGAGTTGTCTTCTCCCAAAGCACTCCACAGGTTAGAATCAAGTGTGGCTTCCTTCTGCTTATCAGTCATCTTACCCATCTCACCAGTGATTTGCTTGAACATATCACCAGCTGTGACCTTACCGTCCTTGTAGCCTTGGAACATGTCCTGTGATTTCTTAGAAAACTCACTGATGGACTTGTCCATACGACCATCATTCAAACTGATAGAGAACTCTTTGGTGAAGTCCAGCAACTTGTCACCGTTATAAGCACCGGTCTTGATACCATTAGCGATCATGCTGAAGGAATCTTTAGCACTCAACCCCATTTGACCAAGCACCTGTGAATATTCAGCCATGTTGTCGGAAATCTCTCCACCCACGTCACCACCTTGCTTCTGCAAAGTGAACAAATTGTCGAAGTATTCTTGGTAGCTCATGTTCCATGCTTTTGTAGCATTCTGGGCACCCTTCAATACTTCTTCAGTATCAGCTCCAGAAGCCTTTGAATATTGGGTTACCAGCTTCGTTTGCTCTGCCAGTTCACCAACCTCAGCCTTTGGGTTCATTTGCTTCAACTTGGTGTAAGTTTCAGTCAAATCTTCAACTGATTCACCGTAACCTTGGGCATACAGCTTGTTGATAGCTGCGACAGCTTCCTTAGATTCCTTGTAAGAACCTGTTGTCTTAGCTTGTAAAGCTGATACTTGTGACTGTTGATCATAGACAGCCGACACTAGTTTAGACACACCAGCTAGTGCAGCACCTGCAGCTGTAACGGTGGCCGTAAGCCCCAATTTAGTCTTATCAACTGCGCCAGTTAGTTTCTCAAACTTCCCACCGGCTTCGGTAGCGCCTTCGTTTTTTCCAATTTTAGATTGTCCTAAATCCAATTCTTCAAGGCTTTGCTTACCCTTAGCAATTGACGTAGCTGTCTTATCCAAGGCAATCTTTTGCTTGCTGATTGACTCACTTGAAGCGTCACCAGACTTGGTCATCTTCTCAAATTGTCGTGATTGCGCTTCGTACAATTGAGATTGCTTATCAAGTGTACGTGACAAACCTTCTTTTTGAGCCTTAAGGGCTTCTTCTTCCTTACCCTCGGCCTTCAATCGTTCAACATAAGCGTTCGTCTCTTTAATTGACTGCTGAATTTCCTTGTTAAGGCCAGCAATCCCAGACTCTTGGAGTTCGTAAGCTTGTTTTGCCTTGGCTTGCTGCGCAATCATAGAGTTCAATTGACGCTCTGCCGTGGTTATTTGACTAGCGTACTTCTGATAAGTAGCTTCACCGGCTTCAGTTGAACGGTTAACTTCAGCTTGCTCTTGTCGCAACTTTTGAAGCACATCTTGCTGTTGGTTAACTGATTGTGTTAGCCCTTTGTACTTAGCTTCAGCCGCCCCAATTTCATCACCAGAAGCCTTCATCTGGGATTCCATTTGCTTCCACTCGTTTGTTGAATCCTTAACGGCTGACTTCAACTGGTTAAGTGATTCTGTGGCTTTAGTGGTGTTCAGGCCAATCGCTGTCGACATTAAGCCGGCTACTTTTTCTTTTGCCATATTTACCTCCTTTCTTATCCAAGTGATTGATATTGCTGCATAATCATCATGGGATCTTGCATTTTATCTTCTTCAGTCGTGTTCATGATTTCCATCAACTCTTCATATTCCGCTTCTTCAACATCATCTAAAGACCAGTGCAAATTTTGCATGGTGTCTTTTTCAAACATTCTTAAATCAGCCAAATGATTCGTATAGGTCATAACACGTTCTCCAGCCGTTACTCTAAACCCTCATCGTCATCAGATTCTGCTAAAGCCTCCTCAATCTCTGCTTCTGTCATACCCATAAGACGCATGTTCAAGCGTTGTGCAATTGCCATAACTTCTTCTTGGGATAGTTCTTCAAGTTTATCCGCTTCTGATTCCTTAAGCTTCAACATATCGACAACGTACTCGGTTACCGAATCCAGCCCCTCCATCGCTTTTTCTGTTTTAGTGATGTTTCGTTGGTTTTTAGCAATCTCTTCTTTGAGTTGTTCCTCTTCTGTCTTTTCCACTTCTTGATCGACTTTATCTAATACATCTTCACTAAACATTTCTTGAAGCTTTGCTAACTTGAGTTGAATTTTATACGTCTTCTTCAAGTTTTTGATTGAAGCCTTAACTTCAAAAGGCGTCTTACGCAATTCCTTAAATGCAATCTTCATGGTTTTACCTTCTCTCATGTATGTACTTGTCAATTGGGCTTCTCACCCCGTTTGAGCCTTTTTATTGTCGTGGCTGTAGGACAATTGGAACGACCTTATACGCCGCTGGGTGTGGCAGACGTTGAACCGCCTGTTACACCAAACACATCAGCTTGCATGGCTGCCTTGTCGAACTTAGCATCAATGTCTGAGTAAACCTTCATGGCCTCGTTGTTCCATGCTTCAACACCAAATGAAGTGAACGTCAAGGCGTCATCAACACGCACTTCGTTGTTCGTATCAGTTTGCAAGTTGGCCGCAGTCTCTTGTACCTCACCGTTAGCAAATCCAAACCAAATTGATTTAGTGCGCTTGATGTTTTGCGTCTCAATCGTCATAGCAACTCGTGGGCGGTCACCTTGTAGGAATCCACCCTTACCATCTGAGATACGTCCCAACAACTTTTGCTTAATGTCGAATGGTAGGTCATTAAAGTCCAACGCAACTGATGGCTCACCCTTCGTTTGTGTTTGGTCGGTTTTAGCGTTGTTACCATATACCGGCGTACCATTAGCTGAAATGTTAGTAATGTTAGCGCTCTTTGAACCAAGCATTGCTGTGGTTACGGGAAATAGACCGTCTGCTGACAATCCTGCGTCACCCTTCAATAGTTCTCCAGTTTCCTTATCACGCAATGCCAATGTGATAAGCTTCAATCCTGCAATAGCCATAAAATGTAATTCCTTTCAATAAAAAATGAGCCAACCGTTATTGGTCAAGCTCATCAAGTGTTAGTGTTTTGTTTACTTCGATATTTTTAATCATCTGTTGCCCATCGGTTTGGCTAATATCCAAATACCGTGGCTGACTATCCGTAATGTTCCAGTAGGCGCTCCCTAAAGCCTTGTACAACGCTATCTCTTTACCAATAAGGTTGTCTTCGTCAAGCCCGTAGAAGACCTGCAAACGGTATCCAAAAGCCATCTCGTTGAATGTGTTACCACCAAATGTCGTAATGTCTGAGTTACTCTCAGTGATCAGCACTTGGGTGACATTCTTATTGTTGATGACTTCCTCAGGGATCGCGTAGAAGTATACCCGCCAATCGGGGAACACTGAATGAACCACGTTATCGATTTCTTCCACTGGTGTCATTGGTTATTCCTCCTATCGACAATCTGCTTGTATACTTCTGCCTGAGCTTCAACAATCTTAGCCTGCAACTGTGAGTCGTTACGTAGGTTATCGATTGCATGGTCACCGTTGATAGCAACTTGGCCACCCTTCTTGTACTTACGACCTTTTGCGGTATACATTGGAAACTTAGTACCATTCTCAATGAAATTAGCGATGTATGCCTTATCCTTTGAGAACCCAACTGTTGAGCTACCATTCTTCATACCGTCTACGTTGGTATTTTGAGCAATAACTGAATCAGCCAAGTGTGGGTCTTTACCCGTTTTGCGATGACGGTAGTGGTTAGCCTGATATTCTGATTCAAGCTCCTTAGCAAACACATCAGCGCCTGCCTTAGTAACCTTTTGCTTATCCTCAACCGTCATCTGTGTCGATACTGCTTCAGCGTCTTCAATAAAGGCGTTCAGAATGTCCTCAAATGATTGTTCTGCCATACCTACGCCCTCCGCTTCAATGTAACGAAGTCATACGCAATAATGGAATTAGACTCATCAGGGCTGTATTGCACAATGTCGTACATCATGCCGTCAATCTGAGCAACCTTGATACCTTCCACAGCGGTGTTATGGCGTACCACAATGACCTTAGTGTTATCCAATGGAGTACCTTGAATTTGATACTGTTGATTTAACGTGCGGGTCTTGGGTGCATACCACAGACTGAACTGTTTCACGAAGGTCTTTTTGATTGAGCCATTATTTGGATTCTGCTTTGATTCCACAGTTCCAAACGCGACCTTACGATTGAAATCAGCTGCCTTCATGTTGTTCCTCCCATTCTGCATACTTACCACGCAATTGGCCAACAATTGAGTTGACAGTGGCGTCCATTGTTACCGCCTTAACTTCAGTCATACTGATGCGGTACGTGTATAACGTGCCGGCATAGGCATAGACAGCAGTTTCGTAACGGTCAACAACAGCAGGTTGAGCATAGAAATTGCCATCCGTTCCAATTGCATCCTTGATGTAATTTTCAGCTGCAGACAAGTAGCCATTGATAATTGCGTCATCATCTGCAATATCAACGCGCATTAGTGTCTTGAATTGTTCAATATTGACCGTCAT